AGTGATGCCCGGTACTGTTATGAGATTACATTCAACCACTTCTGCGTCGGCACAAGTATCGATTGCTTTTCTAACCGAATAATATTCATAACTTGATTTATCGGTGGAACCAATATGACGGGTAGGCGCGAAGGGATCAAGTGATTTGATGTCTAGCCCGTCAAATCCGCCCCAAAGCGGCATCGTGAACTTATCAATACCCTCATCCAACGTGAGTTTGTATGTGCCGTTGGTGCCCGTGCTGCCGCTGGCGCTGTAGGAAGTGCCGTCAGCGCGGTTACCTTCTGCCCAAGTAGCAACACCGAGATTAGAGAACGGAAGCGCCACATCATCCAAAGAGAATGCAAAACTAGCTGACGGCGCTACATCGGAACCAAGCGCAATATTGTCTGGAAGAGCGAACATCATGTCTCCCCATCCCTTGTTGGTGGTTTTGGAGCTGCCCGTCAATAGAGTATCTACTCCCCAGTAAGCACTGCGGCGATTTGAAAGACTGCCTTGGTCTGAAGAGGTGCGGCAGCGAAGCTTCGGCCATTTCAAACGCAAGTCTGATTTTCCGAAAAAGATGTCAGTCGCATCCGGGCTAGCTTCGCCCGCGTAACGCTTATGAGCCCGGTCTGTCACGTTAACCATAATTTGTCCGCCACCGGCAACGCCGTTGACGTCAATTAGGCTATCAACAGCCATGTTTGCTGGTGTCACTCCAGTGGTGTGGTCGCCTGAGTGCTTAGATACAATATCATTTAGACCGGGTGGTCCTTGAAAACCGAAAGGAAGAAGAAGCGGGTCCAACGCGCCATTATCCAGCTCGCCATTAATCTCAATTCTAATAAACTTAGATTGGTTTGGATAATCTCCAACAACCTTATAGCGGCGGTCGCCTTCGTCCCATTCGAGAGTTTGGTCACCAATTTTTCTTTTGATATAATTTGGCGACTGCGGATTCAAATTACAATTTGAATAATGTTCAATGACAATAGGAGCACTATCATTATCGTGTCGCTTTCTCACCATCACAGAGAATGAACCATAAGGATTTTCATCTGCATTGCGTGAATAACGCACGTCTGCAATGGACACCTTCAGGTTGGATGATTCCCATTCACCACAATCGAGAGAGTGGATCTTGAACAGCTTATTGCATCCGACTGGCGTCGTCGCTTTCGGATTAAAACTGCCAGAGTCATTACTAAGTTGCTGTGAAAGTACCCAGCCAGTTGTAGCGTTCTTTGCTGGCATTCTGTGCTCGGCAAAAGTCTCATTCGAACCCTCATGATTTTCCAGCGGAAGAATGATACCAATCGTTTTTCCGGCTGCGGTTTCGTTCAGGTGTTCACCAAGATTATCCTCGAATGTCTGTCCGAGCCAATATTCCTTCGCGTTTCTACTAGCAGCATCTCCCGTCATACTAATTTCACTAGCCTCGGAAGCTAGCGATGGATTAGTGTTGAACACTTTACGAATAAACTTATCAGAATTTTTATTAAAATTGAACGTCGTTTCCAACACTTTCGTTGTTGGGGTTGCGGTGTGGTCCTCATAAACAGTTACCTTGAACTCCCTATCAGCACCCACGGATTTTACTGCGCGACAAGTTGATTCCACCGGATACTCAGCATCGTTAGAGGCTAGATGATTAGGCTCATATTCAGATCCGCTAAGAGCAATTACACCTGCGTCAAAATACCAAACCGCCGCCAAAGTACCGGTAATATTCGGTGTGCTATGGAGGCTTGAGGAGTCATACAACCAAAGACCATAAGCTTTGTTAGAAACTCGCCAGCCTGCTTTGCCCGCATCGGCTTTATTCTCATGTTCGTGACCCAACAAGCGCACCATTGTCACAGGACCGTTGTTGCGAAGGTAAGCCATCGCTGCGTATGAAGCATATGTCGGGGATTGATAATTCCCCTCTCTCCACACATCGCCAGACTGACCACCAGGGATGGGCAAACCAAACATTTCAACAAAGTCTGCCTGAGACTTTACTGTCACTGGACGCATTCCAGGTCCACGTTCTGTCCTACCGATAATGACTGGTCCTAGCCGAGTAGGTTCCGCTGGAAGTTGTGAGTTGTCGATTTCATTGACAAATACACCGGGTGATACAAACTTGAATCTCTTTACTGACATGATTTTCTCTCCTTAGAGTCAAAGATTTTTCTCTAGTAAATAGTTGTTCAAATGACGAAAAACCATTTTTAGCTGCGATACTTACCGTCGTCTCCAGCTTTCCTATTTTTTGTAGCTGCATGGTCAATCTCGTCGGCAAAAATCACACGCTCTCTACCAATCTTCACCTCAACAACATTTTCTCTAACAACGGTTTTTGGTGTGTCTTGATTTTCTGCGCCACCAATTAAATAAGCCAACACTTTTATATCAAAAGTTGTCTGATAATACCTCTCCTCCTCACCAATTTCAGAAACGTTGCTTTCTAATGAAAAATCATCCTGCATAAATGATTCAAAGCGATGCTTCTCGTGTTCCACATAGAAACTATTAATGCCGCCCGTCTTAATAATAAAAGGTTGCATTATTTGATTCATTTGTTGCTGGTATTCCGAGCGCGCAGTAATTTTGTAGGTTACATCTACATAAACTGGTATCGGGATTGTCACTGTTTCATATACAACTTTATTGTTTTTATATGGAAAGTTTTTTTGCCCGAATATATCTTTTGTTTTCACAGAGGCATGAGCTGCTGTTTTTTTCTGTTGAATGTTTCGCGCAATTGTGATAGAACCACCCTTATAATCATTCACAGGTGGCAAGTTTGCCCATACTGTACCTTTTCGCGAAAGGTCTTTCGTCATCGACGTTCGTTCTATCGTCAAAAGAGGAAGTTTGACTGACCCACCGCTATCACGAAGGTCTTTGTTGTTTTTGACAGAGAAAGAACGTTCTGCTGCCACCCACAAAACAGGAACAGGTTGCCAACCCTTGTTGGTTACTGCATGTATATTATTTTCCTTTATCCAATTAGCTATGGCATAATCCACCGTCTCTATTGTTGATGGAGGAAAAGGAACATCGCGCAGTCTCGCTTCAGGTTTATAATCAGGTGGCATCGAATACATCTCCCCCGGCTTTTATGCACTTTGCAACAATCTCTACTTTATGTTGTGTCTGTCCGAACAATTCACGAGGTTGTCCAAGTGTTACAATTTCATAAAACTGATTCCCATAGGCAACAAAATCGCCCTCTCTCACATACAAATCCTGATCTTCAACAAGGCGGCGCTTATGAAAATGTATCGTTATTGATGCTTTTCGGTCAATCCCAAAGTTCGATGTGGTGGTATTACTACCTTCCCACTCCACAAGTGCATATACACGAATTGGTGGCAAAAAAGTTTTCCTTATTGCCTCGCCGTATAGGTCGTGGAAATTGGTGTGTTCAATACTTATGGGGTAATAAGCAACCTGCTGTCCTATGACTCTTTCAATTAATTCATCGTTAACCTGCTTGACGAGATTGCGCTCTTTCTCCCCGGTAAACAGTGGAGGAGGGGGCGCAGCAGGCTGCGACCAGTTATTGTCTGGGTCTGCCATCTATCATCCCTCCTTACCCGCTGTATATCAACATTGGCACGGTTTGTTGAATTTTACTGGAAGCATCAACGGTGTCTGCATCCCCAGTCATTAGCTGACCATAGGTCAATTCATCCAGCACTGTTTTCAATTCGTCTCGAAGTGCAGTTTGTTCTTCCTTTCCTTGAGAAATTAAATCAGTACCATTCATAGATATATCGTTGCCTGGAATGGGAATCGAGGCAAATTTGCTTCGCGTGTAACCCAACATCTCTTTGGAAAGAGCCAGAGAGAACCGGCGAATCCACTGCTTTCCAATAGAATTAATATTTGCATATGGAATATTTTCAAACGGTATCGTGCTCATATTATTAATTCCCTCTGCCCCCTCTTTGCGGTCTGCCTGCTCTTCCCAAGTATCCGTTCCAGTCGTAGCAAACTCCACCCACAATTTCGATGGATAGGTGGAGCCCTCCGGTGGAATAGGGTATATCCGAATTTTATTATTTTTTAGTTCATAGGACCAATGCGAATTCCGAGTATAAATTGAATCTTCATAAGCGATCGCCTGTGCCTTGTTTTGCCAGACTGGAATGACTTGAAACGTTGAATCATCAGCGTATTGTCCGTAAGTGCCCAAGTTCCCTACCGTGTTTAGTCCACCATAATATCCAAAGAATCTCCAACTGGCAGTCTTAGTTTTATAATACACCTTACTTATTTCTATTTTATTCTTGCCAACTTTATTATAATAAGAAAACGCACTGTTGTCAGAGTCTACAGACGCGCTATAAATAATAGACTGCAAGTCATAATCTTGCTGCCTTCCTACCAAAGAAAAAGAAGCCGAATGTACTTCTGATGCTCCCATTCCCTTCTCCATAGAAATACCTTGTGCAACACGACGAGCGTATGCGAAATCGAAACGCGGCAGTCGGAGGTTGACGTTGGTGTTTTCCAGAGAGTGACCAGCTTCTAGCTGACCGTCTTCATCAAACGAACCAGTAGTGCCACCAAGAACGTTACTTAAGATATTTTTCGCTTGGTGGATGTTGACAAGATAAGAGTATTCTAACAAGGATTCTTCATAAGAATTATATACCTGATCATCTTTTAGCTCGATGTCTAAAATGTCGCCACCCAACTTTTGATAAGTGTAGGCCACTTGGTCAACTGCGCCAGAAACAAATGCCGCACTACTATAGATTCCATAAGCCAAAGCAGATGATACATCGCTATGGGTGCCTGTGGCAGATAGCTTCGAAACGCTTGTGTTTGATGTGGGTCTTAAAGTTGGTGTTGCCATGGTGGTATTCCTCAAACCTAATTAGTTTTTCAACAAAAGAAAAGCCCCGCGCTAGCGAACTAACACGGGGCTTTATTGAAACTATTAGTTAGACTAAGCTAAACTATTAGCCAATGAGGTTTTCTACAACCACAAGACCGTACAGGTCAGGTCGTACCATCTTCTTGGCATAGCGAGTCATCACGCCCTTACGGGGTAAGAAGTCCTCGGGTCCAAAGATAGTAGGAGTAACCTGAAGGGGTACATATGGAGCGTAGACATAACCACTCTCAAGGAAGCTATTACCCTTGCGACCTACGAGAATAACATTCCGCAGGAAGTATGGGTCGACGTAAACGTCCCACTTCTTTGAGATGCTGCCGACATTCACAGCACCAATTTCACCCTTGTCATCATCAGCGGTGACCTTCGCACGGAATCCGCTAGTGAACTCAAGGACGTTTGCAACCTCTGGGCCACAAACAATGAAGTTGGCACCACCACGGAGAGTTTTCCGATGAATGGTAGCAGAAACATCGTTGATTGTCTCAACAAGAGTCTCATACCATTCGGAAACCGTACCCGTGAAGTCGGGAGGTGCAGTAGCACTGGTGATACTGGTACCAGCCACGGGGTCCAAGAACTGACCGGGGCGGCGACTCCAGTAGCGAGTGCCAGCAGTAGCACCTTGCACCAAGTCGTTGAGGATTTCCTGGTCAATCTCTAGAGCAATCTGCTCGGAGAGAATACCAGTAAGCTCAACTTCAGCGTCAAGGTTGTGGTAGGCGTTGAGATCTTGTCCCAACTCCGGGGTCCACTTAGCCTTGAGCTTCTTGGTGATTGCCGTTACCGCGATGGAATCCACTTTGATGTCAATCTCGGGAATATCCGCATTCGCGCCAGTAAGACCCAAGTTTGTGTCGGTGATAGTTTCAAGACCCCATGGGGTAGTACCGACCAGAGAACCATCAGCACCACCATCGGTGAAGCCATCCACCACAGGGAATGTGGCAGTTTTTGACTCGCCATTAGCCGCAGCAACAGTGTTGCTCGTGGTATCCATAACGACGATAGTAATGGTGGTACCACTAATGGAGGTCAGACGACGAACCACAACATCTTCAGCGGCGAGAGTCAAATCCAAACCACTAAGATTATTGGTATTCAGATTTGAGGGAGCCGTGAACGTGAACATGTTGACCTGTGCAGTCGTATCAGCCAGAAGATCAGGGTCAAACCGAAGAAGCTTCTTCTGAGCTTCAGAAAGAGCGCTAACCAAGGTATCCGCTGCAAAGGTAGCGTGTTGAGCCAAAGTGACGGATGCAGAACCAGTCGGAGAAGCATAGCCGCTCTGAAGGTCATAATATCCAGTCTCGGAAAGAGTTCCAACACCGTCAGCCAACCCTTTACCAACAACACCACCACCGTAAACGGAAGTAGTACGCGCAGTGGCTCCAGCTCCAGCCTTGGTATCCGTGTGAACGAAATCAAGGAAAAAGATCAGACCAGAAGGCAAGCTCATGGGCTGAACGCTAACGAGGTCGTTAGCTACGAGTCCACCGAATACTCGGCGAACAATCGGAAATGCAACTGCTGCAAATCCTTCCACATCCCCTTGGGACATGGCGGAA